TCGTCTATCTTTTGCTTTAGCTTTGAAATGCGCTTGTCGGTCTCGGTCATCTCCAGGCCCAGCCCGCCTGTGAGCGCCTTCATCTTCGCTGCGACGTAGTTATATCCAACAATCGCAATAGCCAAGGCGCTGATGCCAGCAATCAAGGCGATTACAGGATGGGCGGCAATCATAGAAAACATCGACGCCAGCCCGGCCACCGCGCCGGTGAGATAGCTGACCATTATTATCAGCGGCCCCATTGCCGCCGCCAGCCCGATGACGGTGATGATGGTAGCTTTCATGGCTGGGGTTGCAGCTGCGAAAGCTTTAATCCAGCCCTCTATAATAGGCAGGAATCTATCTCTGATTACTTCCAGCAAATCTATAACAGCCGGTATCAGGGCTTCGCCCAGTACCCTGGTCATTTCCATGAATCGATTTTTCAAGACCGTCAGGCGAGCTCCTGTGGTCTTGTAGCGCTTTTCGGCCAGCTTCTGCAAGGCGGTCTCATCGTCCCACGCATCGCTTGAGCGGCTGAGAGTCTTGGTGAGCTGGTCCTCGGCCCCGGCCAGCGTTAACAGCATTCGCCTGGTACGGTCAGCGCTGAAGCCCAGCATATCAACGGCTTTAAAGGCTTCTTCCTTTTCGAGCTTGTTTAATCCTTTAATCAGGGCATTTACAGCGCCTGCGGCGTCCTTCTCGAACTTCTGCCGGAACTTGTCAGCGCTCATCCCGGCAATAGACGCCATCGTGTTGAGCTTATCGCCGCCTTCGCCAGCGGCCTCCGCGATACCGATTAACACCTTGCTCATGGCAGTACCGCCCATCTCGGCGGCAATCCCCACCGACGTCATGGCGGCTGACAGGCCCAGAATATCAGCCTCAGACATTCCTATCAGCTTGCCTGTGGCGGCGATTCTCAGGCCCATCTCCATGATTTCGCTTTCCGTCGTAGCGAATTCGGAGCCCAGGATAGTTAAGCTGGTTGCCAGCGCCCTGGTGTCGGCGTTTTTGGTGATCGCGTTAAACCTGGCAAGAGCTGTCGCGGCCTCTTCAGCGGCCATCGTGCTGGTCTCGGCAAGATTTACGATGGTCTCGGTAAACTTTTCAATATCTCCGCGCTTTATGCCCAGGCGTCCGGCTTCCTCGGCAATACTGGCCAGCCCGCCAGCCGTCACCGGCAGGCGCAGGCTCATATCTCGCAAACCCTTAGCCAGCTCGCCCAGCTCCGCATCTGTTCCCTTGACCGTCTTCTGAACCTTTGCGAAACTCGTTTCCCAGTCTATCGCGGTCTTGGTCGCCAGGAGCCCGACACCCGCCAGCGGTGCGCTGATCGCGGCTGTCAGGTCACGCCCGGCCATCTTGAGCTGCCCGCTGAGACGTCCGAAGCGCCTACGCACCCCCTTGAGCTGCTTCTCGAACTTGCTGAGGTCCAAGCCCAGCGTGATATTCATCGAGCCAAGATTAACGGCCATTTAGCTCCCTCTTTTTGATTCTTTCGCTCGATTCGCGCATAATCTCACGGATTTTTTCGCTGCCGGACGCCGCCGTTTTTCTGCGAGCTTGGCGCCCCGACAATTCATCAAAGAGCTTGCTGGGATTAGGGCGCCGTTTGAACTGGCCCAGGGTCGTAATGAGAGTAGACAAACACCAGGCGCGGGCGTCGTGAGCAGATTTTTCATTCTCATTAAACGCCTCACACATTAGCTGGAAATTCCTCGGCGTCATCGCCCAGAATTCATCCGGTTTTAAGCCCATCCTGAACGCCATCAATAGAAGGTCATCCCAGTTCTGGCCTAGCTGGCCTTTTTCGCCTTGGCCTTTTTTTTTGCCGTCATGTTGTGAGCCTCCATAGCAACCAGGACGCGCTCCATAACGTACTGCGCTTTAGCGGCCAGGGTGCCGTCTTCCGCTACGTCGTCAGGAACGCGGTCTATAAGGTTGCCAGCCTCCTCTGGGCTCAAATGTTCTTCTTCCCAGAGGAGGCCAGCCCATAACAAGCTGCGAATAGTGTCAAACCTTAGATTGTTCCCATCGCCCAGCGCTTCCATAATTGACTTTTCCATCCGCTCCTCAAAAGAACAGAAGGCGTTCCAGCCAAAATAGAGGCGTCTTTTCCGGTCAAGCTTGATCTCTACGCCGCCGGGCATTGGGTTGCTCATATTAGGCTCTCGTCAGCGTCAAGGCGCCGCGTCCGGTGAAGCTCAGAGAGTACGAAACAAGGTCAGCCTCTGGCGCGTCCAGCTCGATGCTGTCAACCGTAGTCCACCCGATGTAAGTGTCACCGGCCTGGTCTACCATCTTGAGCTGTACCCGGTTATCCGTCGCTGATGCGTGAAGCTGGTTAGTATCAATCAGATAATTCAGCGCCGCATCATTATCCTCATAAGCGCCATCAACGGACGCCGTAAAGCCGCGCCTGGTGCTTACGCTGGTCTCCCAGCCGCTCTCGTCCTTGTTCGTCGCGTCGACGTCTGATTTCGAGAAATTGAGGTTGCCGCCGCGCTGCTGTGGAAGCTTGGCCCAGCTTGGGGAGCCCTCACTTGCCGCCGTGTCTACGTAAAATAGCCAGGAAAGACCTGTCTGTACTGCCATGATAAATCTCCTTATTCGTCATCGCTGAGTATCCAGCGAAACCGTAAAACTCCATGTCTGATGAGCTTTCCATCAGCATGGTACTCTTTAAATATTTCTGCGAGCTCAAGACGTCCCATCGCCTGGCTGAAGTCTTCATCGAGCGTTAGCGCGGAGCTCGTCAGGCTCTCAATAGACGCCTCCAGTATATCGTTACAGGCTTTATTGCCTGCTGTATCGCTGAAGGCGTGTAAGGTCGTTGTACACTCGGTCACGGTCTCCAGGTCGAGCGCTACGCTGCAAGAACCTATCTCCACATAAGGCGGCGCGGTGTTCTCGGGAACCTCATCATATACCGTTGTTGAGATACCAGCGCTCACGTCCGTCAGGCGGCTGTAAATGCCTTTTTGCAGGCTGTTGAGGGGTAATCGTTCGCCCATTTATGCCGCCCCCGCCGCTACGCTTTTGACGCCTTTTTGCCATACCGCCCGCTTGAGCGCCCGAATAAATAGAGCCCGATGGCTTTGAAACGCCGGGAAAAGAAACGGACGCCCCTGGACGCCTCCACGCTCTCCGATGGCCCGCGCCACCGGGAAGGCTGGCAGGTTGTGACGTTCGGCCCATTCGGCAAGCATCCTTGTGGACGATGGACGATACGGCCCAGCGCTACCGCCGCGTGATACGCCTGGCGGCGTTCGGTAGAATGAACCGCTGCCGAACTCGACAAGATGGGCATACCCGACGCCCACCTTAGCGCCCGCCTTGCTGGTCTTGGTGTAGACCAATCCGGTGAGCCCATCATTATAAAATTTGATGCTGATTGACCTCGCCAGCTCCCCCGTATCCTTTGGCGCTCTCAGTTTCGCCTCACTCTGTACGGCCTTGGTGGTTTTCTTAACCTCTTCCTGTACAGCGCCTCTTATCTTGCGGCTCATCAGGAGCATCCGCTTGAATAAAACGCCCTCAGCGCTTTTCTTGAATGTCAAGCTCATGCCTTGATCTCCTTCGCGGTGATGACAAGCTGCCGGTCTCGCTCATTCGGGTTGATGATGCCGGTGATCTGGTAGAACTTCCCATCAAACTTGATGCGGTCAGTCTCCGCGATGTCAGTCCTGTACCGTATCACGAATTCATGCGTACCCGTGTGATTGAGCTGCTCATTGTAAAAGCGCTCTTCAGCTCTCAGCGGCTTCATGCTGGCATACGCAAAAGCCCGGCTGGACCAGGAGCGCGTCGCGCCCCCCTGGCCATCTGCCGCCAGGCTCTCTTGCTGGAAGTTTATCCGATGCCGTAGCCTGCCTGCTAACATTAGACCTCTGCCATTTTGTAAGGCCATAGAAGCCGCTCCAGGCCGTACTGGAGAGAGCGCGAGAGATGCCCTAACGTCACCGCCTCGCGGTGTTCGTATAAATGCCCGACTAGAAGCTTAATCGCCGCCTTGACGGTCTCCGGCACCGCTGACGCCGCGCCATAGCCCGCTACAAATCGTACCGTTACGCAATTGGTGACAGCTCGGCGGTCATCCGGCCAGCTCTTATCGTATGCCAGCCGAATGCGCCCAGGAGCCTGGTCTGTATCGACATCGTAGATACTCGAAGAAACCGTCTGCTCTGCGCCGTCGGTGTCGATGTATTTGATGCTGGTCACGCTGACCAGGTCAGGCTTAGGCACCAGGAGCTCTCCGAATTTATCAATACGCCAATCATAGG